TTTACAAACTCAAGTATCATCAACAGCAACTAAGACAGCTTTTCTAGTTGAGCTTAATTTATCATCTACTATCAGATTAACTGATTGGTATTCTAATGTAACTTATGATTCTAATAGCTATGAAGCTGGTGGTTCTTTTTTACAAGTTGATTCCACAACTGAGACTGGTCAATTACAAGTAAATGAAATTGGTATTAGATTATCTAATGTAACAAATCAAATAAGAAGTTTAGTAGAAGATGGTGAATTTACTGATAAAGAAGTAGAGATATATTTAGCTTACTTCAATAATGATGAAACTATAGTTGGTGCTATACCTTTTTTTAAAGGACAAATAAGAAATGTTGGTATAAATGAAACCATAAATGATTCAATAATAAATCTTACTGTTGCTTCTCATTGGGCAAACTGGAATCTGACAAAAGGTAGACATTTTTCTGATGAATCTCAACAATCATTTAGTTCAGGTGATAAAGGCATGGAATTTGCTACACAAACTAAAGATGATGTTCGGTGGGGTAAATAAATGACTATTTTTGCAATATTAACATTTTTGGGAGTTGGAGCTACTGTAGCCACTGTTGTTTCTTGGACTATAGCACTTGCTACTTTGGCAGTTGGGGTCAAGGGTTATAAACAAGCTAGAGATATGCAAGCTCGAGCTCAAGTCATTATGGCTAATAAAACTTCTGCTGGCGGTAAGATTCCTGTTATATATGGAACTAGAAGAGTTGGTGCTCAGATTATTTATATGGATGTATCAAGCAATAATTCAAGAGATTTATATGTAGTCTATGCTTTATCAGTTGGCGAATGTGATGAAATACTAGGAAGGACTATTGAGCTTGATGGCAATCCTTTAACTGATTCAGCAAGATTTAGAGATGGCGGTTATATTGGTTCAGATAAGATATCTTCAGGCTCAGGCTCATTAAATACAGTTTCACAAAATGGTGCTGGATTAGAGCTAACTGCTGGAAGTTTTGGCACAGACCCTGCTGCTAAATATAGATATGTTATGAATCTACATCATGGAGCTGCAACACAAACAGCAGACCCTATGCTTGTTGCATCTATGCCTAACTGGACTTCTGCACATAAACTAAATGGTGTTTGTTATATAGCTGCTCATTATAACTTTGACAACCACGGTATGTGGTCAGGGGTGCCACAATTAACAGTTCAAGTAAGAGGTAAAAAAGTTTATGACCCAAGAGATACAGGTCAAACATTCGGAACTGTATCTACTTATGAATATTCAGATAATCCAGCTCTAACTTTCTTAGATTACATAACCAACAATGAGTATGGTAAAGGTTTAACAGCATCACAAATTAATATGACTACATTTAGCTCTGCTGCTAATGTTTGTGATACTCAGGTTGACCAGCCTTACTTCAATGGTTCAGCACAATCACTTACTTGGTCTGCTAATAGTGGAGATGATTTTTTTACTATTGCAGGAGCAGATGCTAACGAAGATTGGTGGCAGAACAAAATAGGTGAACTATTAGATTTATTTGATGCAAATGGTAATGGTGTTTTGGATGCACTAGAGATAAAAGAAATACAAAGAAGTCAATATTTTGGTTCAACAGCAGAATATATTGTTTTCATCAATGGTTATTTTGATAGTGATTATTCATCACAAACAGGCAGCTCATTATTAAAAGTTAAAAGATTTCACTGTAATGGTTATTTAGATACAAATAAAAATGTAATGGATAATGCAAAAGAATTACTTGCAAATATGCGTGGTATCTTTTTATATGTAGATGGTAAATATGAACTATCAATAGAAGATACAGGTTCTTCTACATTTAGTATTACTGATAATCATATTATTTCTGATGCTGGTATATCAGTTGATTATGGCAATAAAGACAAAAAAGCAAATAAAGTTATTGTTGAATTTTTTAATGCTAATAAAAAATACGAATTAGATACAGCTACAGTTTTACATGATGCAAATCCTGAATATTATTCAGATGATGGTGATGAGATATTGGAAATTAAAGCTGAATTTCCTTATGTAAGCGACCCTTATATAGCTTATAACATGGGTAAGGCAATCCTAACTAGAAGTAGAAATCAAACAACTATGCAGTTCTTAGGAACTCCTGAGATGTATAAACTGAACGTAGGAGATATAGTTACTCTTACTTATGCAGGTTTAGGATTCTCAGGTAAAGTTTGTAGGGTTGAAGCATTAGAATTACAATCCAATGGATTAGTTGCAGTTAGTTTAATAGAATACTTTGATGTTTATACATGGGAAGTACCACCGCAAGAACCAGTAGAAGAATTAGCTAACTTACCTTCTGCTTATGCAGTAAAAGCTCCAACAGGATTAGCATTTACCGACACTGATTCTAGTTCTACAGGTAGACCTTTTTTATCTTGGAATACACCAACAGATTTTCCTGATTATCAATATAGAGTTAATGTTGTTGATAGTTCTGGAAATCAAGTTAAAAATACTATTGTTGATGTAGAAAACTGTGATTTAAACTTTTTACCTGTTGATGCTAATTATGTTGCAAGTGTTAGCTCTTTAAATACATTAGGTTCAGAATCATCTCCAGCTACTTTAACTTTTACTATTGGTGTTGCTCCAACAGGAAGTGCTGATATTAAAGATGATGCAGTAATAACAGATAAAATAATAAATGATGCTATAACTACCCCTAAAATATTAAATGATGCTGTTACTAATGCAAAGATAAATTCATTATCTGCAAACAAAATTACAGCAGGAACTATAGATGCTTCAGTTATTACAGTTACTAATTTAGATGCAGATAATATAACTTCAGGCACTATAGGTGCAGATAAAATAGATGTAACTAGTTTATCTGCTATTTCTGCTAATTTAGGTTCTATTACAGCAGGTGATATTAACATAGGTTCAGGAAATTTTACTGTATCTTCATCAGGAGTAATGACTGCAACTGGTGCAACAATATCAGGAAATTTAACAGCTTCATCTTTGAATGTTACAGGTGCAACAGTAACAGGTAGCATAAGTGCTGGTAATGTTTCTTTAGATGGTGAGCCATTAGATAATGTTTTAAGTTATTCTGAAACTGAAGGTATTGGATTACTAAGTCTTGCTGAAAATGCAAATATAGATGGTGATTTTGTTGTCAATGGTAATTTTGAAGCAACAGGTGCTCAACCTGATTTAATAATAGGTAAAATTACTACTGATTCCTCTAACACCATACAAGCAAATGCAATTCTTAGAAGTGAATCAGGAAGTGGCAGCTTTGAAATACAAGCAGGAACTACTGCAAAAGTTAAGTTAGCTTACGATGCTCTTGGTGGTACAACTTTATCAGCAGATGGTGGTGCAAATGGCGAGTTTAAAATAAATGCAGATGGTTCATTAGCATTAACTTTTGACTCATCACAAAATGCAGATTTTACAGGTCAAGTTTATGCACCTACATTAAGAATAGGTGTTGGCGCACCATCTTCATCAACTGCTACAGGAACAGCAGGGCAAATTAAATACGATGCATTCTATATCTATGTTTGTATAGCAACTAATACATGGAAAAGAGCATCATTAAGTTCATGGTAAACAAATATGATTTTTATATGTTTTAAGATTTATAAATATCAAACATAGGTATAAAATTAATAAAATAGGATTTAATTATGAGTACACACGACTATCACATCGCAAACCAATCAGGTGCGGATTTTAGAGCAGATTTAAATAATGCTCTTTTAGCTATTGTAACTGTAAATAGCTCTGCAACTGAACCATCAACTACATTTGCCCATCAATTATGGGTAGATACATCTAGCAGTGTATTAAAGATAAGAAACGCTGCTGATAATGCTTGGGTTACTACAGGTGTTAGCATTACTGCATCTAATACATTTACTGGCAATTTAACAGGAAATGTTACTGGTAACTTAACAGGTAATGTTACAGGTAATGTTACTGGAGACTTAACAGGTAATGCTGATTCTGCTGATACTCTAAGTACAGCAAGAACTATATCTTTATCAGGTGATGTGGTTGGTACAGCTTCTTTTGATGGTAGTGCTAATATTGATATTGATACGGTTGTGCAAATCAATTCAATAACATTAGGAACTGATACAACTGGTGATTATGTTGAATCTATGTCAGGTGGAACTGGTGTAACAGTAACAGGTGGAACTGGTGAAGGTTCTACTCCTAGTATTGCTATAGGACAAGCTGTAGCAACTAGTGATAATGTTACTTTTAATATAATTACAGCTACTGAAGAATTTATTGGTGATATTGATGGTGCTGTTAGATTTACAGCTAAAACTGATGAAGCATTATCTAAAGGTGATGTTGTTTACGTGTCAGGTGTTTCAGGAAATACAACAACAGTAGGTAAAGCAAAGGCTGATGATGCTTCTAAGATGCCTGCATTTGGTATGGCAATAGAAGATGCTAATGCTAATAACAATCTACAAATAGTTACTTTTGGTAATTTAACATCTATAGATACTTCTAATGAATCAGTAGGTGAAATACTTTATGTATCTACAACAGCAGGTGAATATACAACTACAGCTCCAAGTGGAGAATCATCACAAATACAAAACATAGGTAAAGTATTAAGAAGCCATCAAAACAATGGCTCTATTAAAGTAGGTGGTGCTGGAAGAAGTAACGCCACTCCTAACTTAAATAATGGCAAGATATTTATAGGTAATGGTTCTAATCAAGCAACTACTACAACTTTAGATACTTCTATAGTTGTTGAAAATACTAATCTTTACTATACAACTGCAAGAGTAAATTCTGCATTTGATACTAGGTTGGCTACAAAAGATACAGGTGATTTAACTGAAGGTAGCAATTTATATTACACAACAGCTAGAGTTAATTCAGATTTTGATACTAGACTTGCAACTAAGTCTACAACTAATTTAGCAGAAGGCTCTAATTTATATTACACAACAGCTAGATTTGATTCTGCTTTTACATCTAAAGATACAGATGATTTAAGTGAAGGGGACAATCTTTATTACACCCAAGCAAGATTTGATTCTGCATTTGGTAATAAAACAACTGCAAACCTAACTGAAAATACAAATTTATATTACACAGATACAAGAGCTAATTCAGCTATTGATGCTAGAGTTACTAAAGCATTTGTTGATGCTCTTGGAATACAGGCTGCTAGTGTTGCAGATAACTCAGTTGTTTTAGGTAATGACACTACAGGCAACTATATACAAACAGTAACAGGAACAGCTAATAAGATTTCAGTATCAGGAAGTGGTAGTGAGTCTGCAGACATAACTCTATCACTACCTGATGATGTGCAAATTGCAGATAGCTTAACAGTAGCAGGTAATCTAACTGTTAATGGAACTCTTACATCACTAGATACTACTAACTTAGATATAGAAGATAACTTATTCCAACTTAATGCAGGATTAACAGGTAGTCCTGTAAATGATTCAGGTATGTTAATTAATAGAGGTACTGCTGATAATAGTATCTTTATGTGGGATGAATCAGTTGATAAATTCACATTAGGATTAACAACAGCAGATGGTGGTGCTACAGGTAACATAACTCTTAATTCACTAGGTACTTTAGTTGCTAATTTAGAAGGTAATGTTACTGGACAAGTATCAGATATATCTAACTTTACAACTGCAAATTTAACTGAAAATACTAACCTTTATTACACTGATGCAAGGTCAAGAGGTGCTATTTCTGCAACTGGTGATATTTCTTATAATAGCTCAACTGGTGTTATTAGCTTTACTCAATCTGCATCTCCAGTAACAAGTGTAAATGCACTAACTGGTGCTGTTGTATTAGATACTGATGATATTGGTGAGGGTTCAACTAATATTTACTTCACTAATGCAAGAGCAGATACTAGAATCAATTTACAAACAGGTGCTAATTTAGATTTAAGTTCTAAATCTACTTCAAACCTCAGTGAAGGCAGCAATCTTTATTACACTGATGCAAGAGCTAATAGTGCAATCGATGCAAGAGTAACCAAATCATTTGTTGATGCCTTAAATGTAGTTGCAGCTTCATCTACAGGTAATGCAGGAACAGCAACAGCTTTAGCAACAGCAAGAGATTTTAGTATTGCAGGAGACATTACAGCTTCAGCAGTTTCTTTTGATGGAACTGGTAATGTAGCTTTATCAGCTTCTATTGATGCAAATACAGTTGGCATATCAGAGATTAATGTTACAGATGGTACTAGTGGTCAAGTTCTTACAACTGATGGTGCTGGTAATTTATCATTCTCTTCAGTTTCAGGAACTACTATTAATAACAATGCTGATAATAGAGTTATTACAGGTAGTGGCACTGCAAATACATTAAATGGTGAAGCAAATCTTACTTTTGATGGTTCAACATTAAATCTAAGCGGTAACGTCTCAGTAGATGGTGGAACAATTAATGGCGTAGGTATATCTTCTAATATTACAAACTTTACTAGCAGTATATTAATAAGTAATGATGCAGGTACAGGTACTTTAAGTAGTGCTAATTATAATACAGGTTTAGGTTGGGAAGTTTTTGATGATTTAACAAGCGGTGATAATAATGTTGGTTTAGGTTATCAAGCACTTACAAAATTAACAACAGGTTCAGGGAATCACGGTATAGGCAGAACCGCACTAGAATCAAATACAACAGGTAGCGAGAATACTGCTGTTGGTAATAATGCTTTAAACGCCAACACAACTGCATCAAATAACACAGCAGTAGGTTCAAATGCTTTATTAGCAAACACTACAGGTCATTCAAACGTAGCTGTAGGTGGTTTAGCTTTAGATGCAAATACAACTGGTGTTGCAAATACAGCTATGGGTTATGGTGCATTAAGCACTAACACAACTTCAAGTAATAATACTGCTGTTGGTTATAACTCTATGACTGATACTACTGGAGCGCATAATACTGCTATAGGGCAAAGTGCTGCAAAGGAAACTACATCAGGTACTCATAACACTGCTGTTGGTTCACAGGCTTTATTAAAAAACACTACAGGCGGATATAATGTTGCTGTTGGACAAAGTTCACTTGATGCAAATACAACTGGCGGTAGTAATGTAGCAGTGGGTTGGAATACTCTAAGTGCTAATACGACAGGAGAAAATAACACCGCAACTGGTCTTAATTCAGGAAGTGCAATAACTACAGGCAATAGAAATACAGTAATGGGCATAAACGCAGGTAATGGCATTACTACAGGTTCTAATAATATTATTATAGGAAATGGCAGTAATGTTTCTGCATCAGGTGGTGCTGCTCAAATTGTATTAGGTGATTCAGTAACATGTGTAGGAAATGACAACTTTACATTTGGTATTGGTAGTAGTGATTCAAACATAGCAGCAGGTGCTACATCAATTACAGCACCTTCAGACATAAGACTAAAAGAAGATATACAAGATGAAGAAGTAGGCTTAGATTTTATAAATGATTTAAGACCAGTTACTTTCCAATGGAAGAAAGAAAAAGATATACCTACAGATATGAAAGCCTATAAAGAAGGTTCTGAAGAAAGAACTATGAATGGTAAATACAATCATGGTTTTATAGCACAAGAAGTTAAAGAGGTGATTGATAATCATAATTTAAAAGATGGCTTTGATATGTGGCAAGAAGATGAAGCAGATGGAAGGCAAAGAGTTGCACCATCAGCTATTATGTCTGTCATGGTTAAAGCAGTTCAAGAACTATCTACAACAGTAGATGAATTAAAAGCAGAAATACAAACTTTAAAAGGAGAATAATATGGCACAAACAGTAACAGAATGTCTAACAGCAGCAACAGATAGCGTAACACTTATCAACGGTGTAAACGGTGGAAGTTGGGACGTTGAAGGTATGGAGCAATCAGATATTAACGATATGGTACAAAGAAACGTAGACCATTTAGAACTGGTCTTAGCGTACACAGACCCTGATGTAGCTGGTAGTTCAGAAGATAAAACATCTTATGAAGATGCAATTTCTACTGGCAAAAGTTACATTGAAAATAATTCTTAGTATATAATTTAATTTTAATAAACTTATAGGAGAGTTAAATGAGTAAAGAAGAAAATAAGATGGAAAACCAAGAACCAGTAATAATTACATTTAATGGCACTGAATACAGAGCTGCTGATTTAAATGAAGAGCAAATGGCACTAGCTGCCAAGCTAAACATTGCTGGTAAAAAACTAGCTAGACTGCAAGAAGCATATGATGATTATGTCATAACTGATGAATACAAGAATCTTTGTATTCAATCATTTGATAGAGCTATCAATGCTGAAGAAGTAGCTGAGGTAGTTGAGGAAGAATAAATGCCTAACATTCGTAAAACTACAGCAGAAGTTCATACGCAGTTACAAATACATGAAGCACAATGTGCTGAAAGATGGAAAACTATTTATAAAAAAACTGATGATTTACAAACCTCAATAAATAGTATGAAATTGTGGCTTCTAGGTGGTCTTACAACAATAGTAGCTTCTTTAATTACTATTATAGTTAGAGGTTTAATTTAATCTAAATTAATATATGATAGACAAACTTATCGAACCAGTTAGTAACATTTTAGATAAATTTGTTGCTGACAAAGATTTAAAAACAAAATTATCTCATGAACTTGAGAAGGAAATTATTTCTCTTAATAGAGCACAATTGGAAGTAAACAAAGTTGAAGCAGGACACAATAATATATTCGTTGCAGGGTGGCGTCCTTTCATTGGTTGGATATGTGGTCTTTCAATCGCTTATCACTTTATCTTAGAACCAGTCATTCAATATATTCTTATAGTCAATGCAATTCAATTTGAAACGCCTGAGTTTGACTTTAGTCAATTATCTACAATTGTTATGGCTATGCTTGGTATGTCAACGCTTAGAACATACGAAAAAATCAAAAAATAATATGTTAGACAATGTAAAACAGATGTTACTCAAGCATGAAGGCATGAGAACATTTCCTTACAAATGCAGTGAAGATAAACTTACTATTGGTATTGGTAGAAACTTAGAAGCTAATGGTATATCAGAAGAAGAAGCACTATATCTTCTTGATAACGACATCAAAAGAGTTACAGATAACTTAGATAAGATGTGGAATGTATGGAGACAGTTTCCTGAGAAAGCACAACTTGTATGTGTAGATATGACCTATCAAATGGGTATAACAGGTTTTATGAATTTTAGACAAACAAGAGCATTAATGGAAATGGGTTGTTGGTTAGAAGCAAGTGAAGAGGTATTAAGAAGCAAGTACGCAACTCAAACACCCAATAGAGCAGCTTATAACTCAAGGCAATTAGCCTTATGTCAAAATGCCAAGAAAGACATCAGACCAACATCAAGCTAATTCAAGACTTGGTGCTTTAGGCGAATCCCTAGTACAAACATTTCTGCTTGAATATGCAGACTTTTGTTTCCCCACCCAAGAAAAACATCCAGCAGATTTAATAGTTGAATTTGGCAACGCTAAATATACAGTGCAAGTTAAAAGCAGAAGAGCTACTAAAGAAAAGAAGTTTGTTTTTGCTGCTGAGAACTCAAGAACAATGTCTGATACTTACAAGAACTATACTTGCGATATCTTAGCTTTTGTATTTTTCTATGATGACCAAAAAAGAATCATGTTCAAATCTAATACATCATCACAAAACTATTTTACTTTTGATAAGAAGGTCATTACTGATACTATGGAATTAGATTCACTTCAAGAATCTCTTGATACTCTAAGTGCAGTTCCTGTTCTAAATCCTATAATTTAGCACCTAAAAATAAATTAATATTTTTATACACATTTATATATATTTATGTATAATGGGTGTATGTTAAATAAAATTAAGGAGTTAAATAACATGAGAAACTTAGAAAACAACAACCAAATAGATTTTGATAGTTTAGAGTGGGAAGTACACTCACTGAAGGTTCAAGATTTAGTTAACAATGGAATGAGAGGAAGAGTTGAGTTGAATGTAGAAAAAGCAAATCACTTTTTTAATCTTGCTGATGAACTTTTAGAAAGAGAGTTTGGTCTTGCACACAAAGATGCAAACTCAATTATTAATGGATTTATAACTGAATGGGTAGAGGTAAATTTATAATGACTAGATACACATTACAAGTTCAACTACCTAGCTTAGGCTGGGTGGTTGCTATTAAGACTAGCGACTTATTTTACATGGCTAGTAAGAGAGCAAGATTAATTAAAGAGGGGCATAAGGTTAAATTAACTAAGGAGAGTAAGTAATGGATAAAGCAGAATACAAGGACTATATAGATAATTTATATCTTAGAACAGAATTTACTAAAACTGCAAAGAAATCATCACAAAAATATCTAATTGGTATGGCTAGAATCATAGTAGCAAACATGAGTTTAAATAGTGTTGTTGCAGTAGCAAAAGCACTTTCAGAGAGAGCAGAGGAGGTATCTAAATAATGGACTTTCAAATATTATTAATATTAGGTTTCATGGCAGTTTGCTTATATGCAGTTGCATTAATGATTAACGACAGGAATAACAGGAAATGAATGTAAGATTTAATTTATTAGGTGGTGGTGAATTAAATATCCCACCAAGAGCAATCAGTGGTTTCTATAAAGACCAGTTCACCAGCGAGGTTATTGTTGAAGTTGGTGAGGATGAATACAAAGTCAGAGATTCACTAGATGAAGTTAAATACATATTGGGGTTAGCAAGATGAAAATAGAATCACTAAAGAACTTTGCATCTGAGCAAAGAGGACAAGCACTTATCTATAAAGATATACCTAATGAGGATTACCATGCTGGCGTAGGAATTAGCAGTAGTTACATTAGAAGGTTTGGTCAATCACAGCTTCATGCAATAGAACATAAGCAAGAAAGCACACCTAATCTTAAATTTGGAACTGCTGCTCATGCACTAATAGTAGAAGGGCAAGAAGCATTTGATAAAGAAGTCAGAGTGCTTACAGGTTCTCCATATACAAAAGCATATAAAGAAGAAAAGGCTGAATATGAAGAGCAAGGATTCATAGTATTAAAAGAAGATGATGTGAATCTAATTCAGAGCATGAAAGATAATATGGTTTATGAAGGCAATGCTTATCTAAATGCTAAAGGTAAAGTAGCTGAAGCAAGTATCTACTGGTATGAAGAAGATGTGCTATGTAAATGCAGACCTGATATGTTATGCCCACCATTAAAAGAACCTAACTCAGATAATAAGATTGTCATAGTAGATTATAAAACAACGATATCTTGCGAACCTTTTTCTTTTAATAAGTCAGTTAAGAAGTATGGCTATGACATGCAAGCAGCTTGGTATAGAAGAGGAATACAAATGGCAGGATATGATGTAGAGGATTTTGTATTCATAGCTCAAGAGAAAGTACATCCTTATGCTTCTAAGGTGTTTAGGATTACAGAAGAACAAATGAACTTTGGCTGGACAATGATGGAGAACTATTTGGAAGAGTATAAGGAATACCAAAAGGGTAAACCTCTCACGATTTACAATAGTCCTAATGTTGTTGATTTGGTTTTATAGGAGAGAGAGATGGATAAAGAATTAGAATGGATTGGTATGCCTGAATATAGAAATGAAAAAAGAAAAGACCCTGAAATTACTGCAACCTTTAAATTTAGAAATGCAGATGATTATCAGCTATTTAAAGATTTAGTTAAAGAATATGTTTATGCAGGTGAAAAGGTTTTTGATGGCAACCAAACAAAAACCAAGAAACATGCATGGTTTCCTAGATTACAAAAATCTAGTAATTATCTCTATGTTAATGATGAGCCAAAAAAACCACAATATCCAATATATATTGTGAGTAAGGGTAGATATAAAAGAAATCCTACAAGCAGAGCTTTAAAAGAAATGGGTGTTGATTTTTATATCATTGTGGAAGAGCAAGAATATAATAATTATTTAGACATAGCAGAAGCAAAACAATTATTAATATTACCTAAAAAGTATCAAGATGAATATGATACATTTTGGGAAATAGAAGATGGCAAAACAGGAGTAGGGGCAGCAAGAAATTTTGCATGGCAACATAGCATAGATACTGGATATGAATGGCATTGGGTCATGGATGATAATATTGAAGCATTTGAAAGATTAAATAATAATTTAAAAGTTAAATGTACTGATGGCTCAATTTTTCTTGCTTGTGAAGATTTTGTTAATAGATATGAAAATATCGGACAAGCTGGTTTGCAATATTCATACTTTATGCCTTTATGTGATGCAAGACCACCATATAAATTAAATACTAGAATTTACTCATGTCTTTTACAAAATAATAAAGTAAAACAAAGATGGAGAGGTAGATACAATGAAGATACTGATTTATCAATTAGAATAATGAGGGATGGATGGGTAACAGTGCAATTTAATGCTTTTCTGCAAGCTAAAAGAGCTACACAAACATTAAAAGGTGGCAATTCTGATGAATTTTATTCTGATGAAGGAACTTTGCCAAAATCACAAATGTTAGCAGACATGCATCCTGATATAGCAAAAGTAGTAAAAAGATTTAATAGATGGCATCACTATGTAGATTATTCTGTTTTTAAAAATAAATTAATTAAAAAACATAATTATGATATTTCAAGTCAAGTAAATAATTATGGGATGAAGTTAGCAAGGAAAGATAAATAAAATGAAAGTAGGAATTACATGTAGTGCTTTTGACCTGCTTCATGCTGGGCATATAATAATGTTACAAGAAGCAAAATCTGTATGTAACTATTTAATATGTGCTTTGCAACTTGACCCTAGTAAAACAAGATTCGATAAATTAAAACCCTCACAATCAATAGTAGAGAGACAAATACAATTATCAGCAGTTAAGTATGTAGATGAAATTATTTTATATGAATCTGAAAATGATTTAGAAAATATTTTTAAATCACTAAAAATTGATATAAGAATCATTGGTGAAGAATACAAAAATAAGAATTTTACTGGAAAAGAAATTTGTGAAGAAAGAAATATTGAAATTTACTATAACAGTAGAAAGCATGACTACAGTTCAACAAATTTAAAAAAAAGTATAAGTAAGGGCAAATAGATATATGAGAGTATTTAGATTTATGGAGAGTTTATCTTTTGCCCTTGAACCTAGTATAAGGGTTTTTGGAGAAGTAGGTAATAAAGTTCTAGCTTTATTATTAAATTAAATATAATATAAAAAGTGGAGAGTCATTATGGACGATAAAACAAAAAAGGCACTTTGGATTCCTGAAGAATTACATAAGGATATCAAAGTATTTGCAATAACAAATAACATGAATATTGAATCAGCTACTCAGCTATTGCTGAAGCTAGGCATGGTTTCTTATAAGGAGAATAATCATGGGTCAAAATAGCAAAGCAGTAGACAAACGCAGAGAAGAACTAAAGGCTGAGAAGTTAGATAAGCAAATCAAGAATTATTATTTTCAAAAGGGTGCTGGCAGTCATTATAGAGAAATCACTTACATGAGTGGCAAAGTGGTAAGGACTGATTTTGATGGTTGATTGGATTCTATATATTATTGCAGGCATATTTGGTTTGGTTGCAATAGGCGGTTTGATTAGCATATTAGCAGCAATATATATTTTAAGAGAGTTAGATTAATGCAGATTCCATTTCCAAACAAAAAATACAACATAATTTATGCTGACCCAGCTTGGGATGTTATGAGAGGTTGTGATTGGGGTTCAGGTGGCAAAACGAAGCCTTTGTCATATCCAACTATGACAATAGATGAAATTAAAAATTTACCAGTTAATGATATTGCTGATAAAAATTGCAAATTATATCTATGGACAATAAATAAATATTTAAAAGAATCATTTGACGTTATAGAAGCATGGGGTTTTAAATATTCTACTACCCTTGTATGGGTAAAAAAGCCTAGAGGCTTAGGCTTGGGTGGTACTTATACTCCTAATGTAGAATATTTACTACTTGCCAGTAAGGGCAAACAAGATGCAATAAAAAAATATGACACTTGTTGGTGGGAGTTAGCAAGAAGCTACCATAGCAAAAAGCCTGATTTTTTTAGAGACATGATAAGAAATACATACAACAAAGATGAAAAAGCTATTGAGTTATTTGCTAGACAAACTTTTAATGGTTGGGATAGCTGGGGTAATGAGGTTTAACATGGTAAACAGTAGAAACAAAGGTGCAGCGTTTGAGAGAGTTATAGTCAATAAGATTAATACTGTTCTTGAATCTAAAGGTATAGATACAAGAGTTAAAAGAAATCTTGACCAATATCAAACAAAAGGCATGGCTGATGTCTACTGGGATAAGTTTGCTATTGAATGTAAAAGATATAAAGCTGGTGGCAAAAAAACAATGTATAAGAATGAGTGGTGGAAACAAGCAGTAGAGAGTGCTGGTGATAGCTTAATACCAATATTAATTTATAAATATGATAGAAGAGATATTATGTGCGTAGTACCCCTGTTCTTGGTTACATCAGTTGATGCACCAAACTGGGAATGTACATATCTATGTCCACTATCTGAAATATGTGAAAGGTTAGATGAAATCTTACGAAAAGCTGATGGATTTAAATAGTTATCTGCTGCAGGAAGGTTTTGAAGAGTTTTGTAGGCGTGCCTATGAAAGAATATCATTAGCTTGCGAAATATTATCAATAGTTAATGATGAAACTTACGAGGATTTTAGAGAACGCAATTATGCAACTTTAGAATCTGATTACTTAAATAGTATTGAGAAAACAATACATTAAACTATAGGAGAGTATTATGGATATATTAGGTGGAATGTCTAATTCCAGCAATGAGAGTCAGCAAGTTTATCTTGCTTTCAAAACATCACATCAGCAATTTTTTGCTAATGGTGAGACACCAGTAGAGTTTCAATATCTACAGCTTGACCCTTCAACATTCAAATCAGGATGGGGAAGATATACAAAAGCTGATGGGTTTGAATATCACTGGGATGATAAATTTGGTGTAGTAGCACCTAAACCAGCAGATGACTATAAAAGAGCATTTAGTGCTTGGGTCTTTCCACAAGGAGCTCAACATGCTTTTTTATGGCAGAGATTTACATTTGCTGAATCAAGTGCATTTAACACAATACTAGGTAGCTTTTGGAATCAAATGGATTCAAGTTCAGCTAACTTACCTGTTGTTAAGTTTGAAGGCTCTAAACCTATTCAAGTAGGTATGGGTAATTCATCAGAGCTATCATTTAGCTTTGCTAAGTTTGCACCTAGAACTGCTGAGTTTGTGATACCTAGTTGGTATACAGAACAAGAAGCACCAGTAGATGACACATTCAAAGACCCCAATGCTGGTCTTGCTGACAAGGTTCAGGAGATGATTGATAAGAATGAATTATCTGATGATGATATCCCATTCTGATGCAGTCAGTTGATTGGCAAAGAATAGCACCTGAAGTTGCAAAGCAATTATTAGGTGAACCTACTAGTACCTCTTCTAAAGAATATAGATGGGGTACTCATGGGTCTTTGACTCTTAATTTAGAGTCAGCCACTTGGTATAACTTTGAAGATGATACTGGTGGTGGAATAATAGATTTAATAAAACATCTAAATCAAGATGTTAATACAGTTTTAAAACAGTTTGGTTATGACTTAGCATTACATTCAAATGACTCCTTAATCAGTGGCTTTGCTCCCCCTAAAAGCAAAGCTACAAGTAATGCTAGGTCATTCTCTAAAGTACAAATGAGGGAGCTTCATTCTCAAGCAATAGTTAAAGTGCAATATGCAAAAAACTTTTGGGTGATGAGGTTTCCTGATGGTCATTTTATTAAACAAAAATATGCACCTTTCAGCTTAAATGATGATGGTTCTTGGTCTATGAAGCGACCTGAAGGCTCTCTTCCTATCTATTACACTGATAGGGCTAAGGATAAACCTATTATTATAAATGAAGGTGAGAAGGCTCTAAGAGGTTGTGAAGAGATTTATGATGGTGATTCTTGTACTTGGCATGGTGGGGTTAATAGTTGGGAAAAGGCAGATTGGAGTCCTATATTTGGTAGAGATGTTTGGGTATTTCCTGATAACGATGAAGCAGGAATTAAATGTGCTAATGAAATAGGCACTATGTTAAGAAAAAATGGTTGTAAGGTTAAGGTAGCTCAACCCCCTGAATCATTTAATGAAAAAGATGATTTGTATGATGCTTTTATAAGGGGTGATTTTAAGGAGTCTAAAGATTTAGAAGATTACATTATTGGTTGTGTAGAAAAGAAACCTAAAGGTATGGTTACTTTTACAAGAGCTGATGAGGTATTAAGACAGGTAGATAATCCTGATTGGCTGATAAAAGATGTTGTAGAGAAAGAATCACTGATGTGTATCTTTGGTAAACCTAAAAGTGGTAAGTCATTTATTGCTATAGCTATGGCTACTGCTATTGCTAAGGGTGAAAGATTTTATGGCAATGAGTCATTCAGCAAACCAGTTATGTATGTATGTGGTGAAGGTCAAAGAGGTGTTAAAAGAAGATTAGCAGCTTGGCAACAGGGTATGTTTGATTTAACTGGCGTACCTTTATATCTATCAGATAGAGCTGTTAGAGTTAATGACCCTGATGATTTTAAGATGCTAGAGCTAGAGATAGAAGCATTGACTCAACAAGTAGGTGAAATAGGAATGATAGTCATTGATACATTCCAGCGTAACTTTGTGGGTAACGAGAACAGTGCAGAAGATGTGGGTAACTTTATTAATAAATTAGATGGACTTATATCACATTATAAGTGTTGTGTATGTTTGGTTCACCATACTGGTCATGGCAATTCAGATAGAGGTAGAGGTTCAAGCGTAATGGGTGCTTCTTTAGATTATGAATTTAAGGTAGATAGAGAAGATAAGGCTGTTGGTGATAACCTTGAAGAACAAATGTTTGTATCTTTTGAGCAGACATTAAATAAAGATGGTCAGGGAATGTCTGAGAAGTCTTTTGTGTTTAAAGAGGTTGAGATTATTGGTGAGGGATTAAATTTAACATCAGGATTCTTAGAAGAGACTAATATTGACTTTAAAACTAAGAAATCAGATAAATTACCGCAAATGCAAGATAGAACATTAACCGCATTAGAAACTGTAGCTTATATTAAAGATAATCAGAATCCTCAAGACCAATTCTTAATGCCAAATGATTTAGAGGGATTTGTTAAAAACAAAGCTGGAGATAATATAGATGCTAATAATATTGGCAAACATTTAAATGCTTTAAAAGATAAAGGACAGGTATATAAGCATGAAAAGTTTGGATGGCAACATATTAAATTTAAGAATGTGCAACCAAATTTGGAGGAAAAGTTTGATTAAGAAGGAAGTTGGTAGGAAGTTTGGTAGGAAGTTTTGAAGGAAGTTTTAGCTAAATATGAACAATTAGGTCGGAAGGAAGGGAAGGAAGTATGTAATACTTCCCTTACTTCCTACTAAATCATCAGGAAGGACATGAAAACATACTTAAATGAATCTTTAAAAGATAAATTAAAAGAATTAAGACTTTATGAAGTCGATACTCGTATTAAGTGGGGTAATCGTAAACGAATCTTCAAGATGGTTGGTGTACAGTTTGAGATTAAGTTTTGTAGAGCAGAACAAATGTTAAAAGATTCTTTGCAAAAAGATGCACCTAGAAAACAAGTGCAAATGGTTGAAATGATGTTAAGAGCTTATGAGCAGTTAAATATTAAATGTGAATCTAGTGGTTATATACAAATACAACCAAATGCTAAGTGTTTTAATTTTGATAATAAAACAGCACTGGTTTGTGATACTGATTCAGAGAAACCTGTATTGGAGAAAATACACAAAGATGAGAAGGATATAATGATATTTAGCATAGAAGAATTATTTAGATGTATTCCTAAAGATTTTATAAGAGCAAAAGAACTGCTAAGTAAATTAGATAAATCAGTAAATATTAAGAGAGTTGATTATGTCTAAGTATTTTAAGAATAAAAAACTTAACTATAAACTTATCCACAAAGAAACATTAATTGCTGTTGGAACTGGTTTATCAATTAATTATCCAGTTAATTTATTACTGGTTTTTTTATTGCTAGATATATTTAATTGGACAAATAGTTTTTTAATTGGGACAACAATAACAGCAATCATAACTTTTATATCTTATATTCGTGTTTACATTATTAGAAAGCATTTTGCAAAGAAGGAAGTGAGATAATTATGTCTAACTGGCATGGTGGTAAAGGGTCAAAGCGTAGACCTGAAGATAAGAAAAAGATTGATGATAATTGGGATAAGATATTTAAAAAGAAGAAGGATAAGAAAAAGAAATGAGTAAGTTTCATCAAGAAGATTTACCTTATGGAGAAGCTGGAGAAAAGTTTGTGCTGAATATTGTTAATAGAAAACATCCAATGGCATACAAGATGGAAGGTTATTTTATTGAGTATGACATTATGATTCCTGAGATAGATAAAACAGTAGAGGTAAAAAGAGATAAGCATACTGATAGGACAGGTAATGCTTTTATAGAAACTCACTGTAACAAGATTGAATCAGGCATCAATGCAACTACAGCAGACTACTGGGCATATCTAACTAAGACTATGCTGTATTGGATTAAGTCAAACGAATTAAAGATATGTATATTAGAAAATAATATACCTGAAGGTAAGAACTATAAGATTGATGGAAAGATAATAGATGCTTACTTGATACCTATAGATATATTTAAAAACTATTGTATGCGAATAGATACATTAACTGAGGAGCAACTATGCCAATTAAACTAAAGCCAAGTGCCAAGATAAGAGATAGGGCTACAGGTAAAACAACTACCGAGCATTATTATCTAAAGTGTATGACACTTAAAGAGCTAAATGATTACATTGAATCATTTAGTGCAAAGAAAAAGGTCATACTAAAATGTAAGAATGAAATAATAAGGAGAGAGAAATGAATGACCCAGTAAACCATCCACTACATTACAACAATGCTGAAGGTGGACTAGAATGTATTGACTACATTAAACAACAATTAGGCAAAGAGTTCCCTGCATATCTTGAGGGTAATGCAATTAAATACTTGCATCGCCATAAATACAAAGATGCCAATATACAAGACTTAAAGAAGTCTGTTTGGTATATTAATAAGTTAATAGAACATTACGAGAACTTATGAAGATAGATAAACAAAAATTAGAACAAAAGATTAAGGAAGGAAAATCATCACATGATATTGCTATGACTTATGATGTGCATCCATCTACTGTTAGAAGAAAAGCTAAACAGTTTGGATTAAAGTTTGAGACACAATCGCACTGGAGAAAGGGATGACTGTAAGTATAAAGATTGAATCTAATGTTAAAGAGCTTAACAAGAAGTTAGGAATGTTTCAGAAGAAGCATATGCCTGAGATAGTATCTGAATCTATAAATGAGGTAGGTGTTAAGAGTGTTAATGCTATGAGAGCTCAGTTACTTAAAAAGTTAGATAAGCCAACTAAGTTTACATATACAGGTGTTAAGTTATTTAAAGCAAAAGCAAGAGACTTATCTGCTTTGGTATTTATACCTGACATACAAGCTAAGTATTTAAAGAGACAATTTGAAGGCGGAATAAGAACGCCTGAAAGAAACAAGATACCAGTGCCTGTAGATAAGGGAAAGATAAATGCTTTTGGTAATATAAAAGGAAAGAGAACTGGTTTAGTTAAGCGAAGCACTGAGTTCATCGGTAATGTAAGAGGTGTTGATGGTGTATGGAGAAGGACTGGTGGCAAACGTAATCCTAAACTAAAACTAATCGTAGCTCTTGAGAGCTCAGTCTTTTATAGAAAGCGTATTGAGTTCTATAAAACTGTTACAGGTGTTGTGCAGAAGAACATGGACAAGATATTAAATAAGAACCTTAGAAGGATAGTTGGCAGATGATAGGTTCTTCTAGGACATTCGACGTGGGTTATTCGCGACGACAGTTTTTTTTTAGCGACAGCCTAAATCTAATAGGGTAATAAACGCACTGTATGGCTACACAAAGAGAAGTTGCAGACCATTTGGATTTATCGGTCAAAAGAATCTCAGAATTGATTAGAGATGGTATCTTGCCATCAAAACAAGGTAGAAGTCCTTTAAATATAGATGTTTGCAGAGTTGCTTACATTTCGTACCTTAGAAAGCTAGGTGGTTATCATAAACGCAGTGGTTCAGGCGATATTGCAGAAGAAAAAACTAAACTAACAGCAGCTCAAGCTAGAAAAGCAGAACTAGAAGTAGAAGAACTAGAAGGAAACCTAATACCAGCACAACTTGTTGAAGATACTTGGGTTGACTATGTATCTAATGCAAGAGCAAAGCTATTAGGATTACCTTCAAGAATTGCACATCAGGTTATTACTGTAGATAAATATGCAGAAGCAGAATTGATATTAAAAGAACAAGTGCATGAAGCACTAAACGAGTTAGCTCAAGATGGAATACCTCAAAAATATAGAAAAGGTGATACAGGAGACCAATCAGACATGGACTCCACCACCCAATCTGAAGATTAGTAACTGGTCAGATAACTACAGGCGATTATCTCCTGAATCATCAGCAGAAGCTGGTGCATGGAAAACTGATAGAGCTCCTTATCAGAGAGAGATAATGGATTCATTCAATGACCCTGATATTCAAAGAATAGTATTTATGAAGTCTGCTCAAGTTGGAGCTACTGAGATTTTATTGAATGTCATTGGCTACTACATAGACCAAGACCCATCTCCAATGTTAATAATGCAACCTACATTACAAATGGCTCAAGCATTTAGTAAAGATAGACTTGCTACTATGATTCGTGATTCTGAGAAGATAAGAGACTGTGTTAAAGACCCAAGAAGCAGAGATAGTGGTAATACAGTTTTATCTAAGAAGTTTGCAGGTGGTAATCTAAACATAGTTGGTTCTAATTCTGCATCAGGACTTGCATCAAGACCTATTAGAATTGTATTAGCTGATGAGGTTGATAGATATGAACAGTCAGCAGGAGCAGAGGGAGACCCAATATCACTTGCAACTAAAAGAACAACTACCTTTTGGAATAAAAAGATATATATGTGTTCTACTCCAACAATAAAAGGACTATCAAGAATAGAAACTGCTTTTGAAGAATCAGATAAACGCTATTACCATGTACCATGTCCTGAATGTAATGAGAAGCAAGTATTAAAATGGAAGAATGTGGTTTGGGAAGATAATCAACCTGAAACAGCTACTTATGCTTGCGAACATTGTGGTTCAGTTATAGATGAAGCTAAAAAGCAATGGATGTTAAAACATGGTGAATGGATAGCATCAGAATCTAAATCAGATACAGCAGGATTTCATATATCAGAGCTATATTCTGTTTGGTCTACTTGGGCTGACATGGCTAAATCATTTTTAGAAGCTAAAAAGAATCCTGAGATGTTAAAGACTTGGATTAATACTGCTCTTGGTGAATCTTGGGAAGAACAGGGTGATGCTGTTGACCATGAAACATTACTAAGTAGAAGATTAAATTATGATTACACAACTATACCTGAAGATGTTTTAGTTCTAACTGCTGGTGTTGATACTCAGAAGGATAGATTAGAACTGCAATTAGTTGGATGGGGTAAAAACTATGAAGCATGGGTTTGTGATTACAAGATATTTTGGGGAGACCCAAATGCTATGAATGTTTGGTCAGACCTAGATGCTTATTTAAAGAAAAGATTTAAAACTGAATCTGAAAGATTGATACCTATATCTTGTTGCACTATTGACTCAGGTGGACATCATACCAATATGGTTTATCAGTTTACTAAACCAAGACAGTCAAGAAGAATATTTGCAATTAAAGGTTTATCAACAGCAGGTAAACCAATAGCTAATAGACCTACATTTGTTGGAAAAAATAAAGCTGTTCTTTATGGTGTTGGTTCTGATAGTGCAAAAGAAGCTATCTTTGCTAGATTATCTACTGAACCTGACACAACTACTTTGCATTTCTGCTCAGACCTAGATGAAGAATACTTTAAGCAGCTTACAGCAGAGAAAAGAATCACTAAGTTTGTAAGAGGAAGAAAAACTCTTGCTTGGAAGCAGATAAGACCAAGAAATGAAGCATTAGATACATTGGTGTATAACTTTGCTGCTATCTATATCCTGAATCCTAACTATGATTCTATTGAGAATAAAATACTTACCCAAGAGTCAAAACCAAGAGAAAAAACACAAAATAGACCACAAAAAGGCATAAATAGGGGTAATTTCGCTACTTCTTGGAAATAATTGCTGTTTTTTGCAAAAAAAAGGCACTTTTTTTACTAAAACTATATACATTTATATAAAAGTATATAAAATAGATGGTATACATTTTAATAAGGAGTTAAAAATGAAAAACTTAAAACAACAAATAGCAAACTACAAAACAATGACTTTTGATAGATACAGAAGAGTGAAAGCAGAGCTATTATCATTATCAGATAAAGAGCAAGCTGATTATTACTTTGAAACTATTGAGCCACTAGTAGATATTGAGCATGAAAGAAGTATGGCTTATGAATCTAAGCAAGAGCAAAAAGCATACAAAGATTCAGTAAAATTTTTATATATGATTGCAGACATTCTTTGGACTGGTACAGAAAGATGGTTAGATTCAAGAGTTGAGAAAACAATTGAGCAAGAGCTAGAAGGAATGAATAATGATGTTTTAGTTCAGTATGTAGAATTATTAAAGAATGGTTTTGGTAATAATTTATCAAAAACTGAAAAAAAATATCACATCGCTTATTGTGAAAATATTTTAGAAGCAAGGGGGGTGTAATATGAAATCATTAAAAAATCTTAAAAAATATTCTCAAGAATGGGATGAGGTTATGAATCTTGAACTAGAAATAGTTCAAGATGCATACAATTATGATGAGCATGGCAAGAAGGATGATTATTTATCAAATCCTGTTTATAGCATTAAAATACCAAACTATTGCACTGGTTATAAAGCAGAAAAAACTATGGATGGTTACCAGCCAAGTTATAATCAAAATATAAATAAATTGTTATATCCATTAAATTTGTTCCCTGATTCTAGTCTTGCAGACTATCCTAGACATGGAGATACAAAAAGAATTTTTTATCATAACTTGGAAAAAGCACAAGCTGCATTATTTTTTATTAAAAGTTATGCACAAGATTTTGAAGTAGTAGAATATATATAATCCCACCAAAATCACAAAAGGCTCTTAATTGAGCCTTTTTTATTTTTTGCCTTTTTGATATTGACAATAGCCTATTGCACATTAGTGTTAGATGTAGATATATCTAAAACATTTATGAGGTTTTTGCTTGAGCAACAAATTTGATTCAACAAATTATCCATCCCAAGTTCCTACTGAACTTCAGTTGGGAGACTTTTGGGCATGGAAAAGAGAAGATTTATCAGATGATTATCCAGTAGCATCTTATTCATTATCCTATGAATTTAACTTAATTGATGGTGCTACAGCTTCTAATTTTACATTAACTGCAACTGAGTCAGGTAATACATATATTATTGAAGCTACTAATACATCTTCTTACGCAAAAGGTAATTACAACTGGGTTTCTTACATGACTAGAAGTTCTGATTCTGCAAGAGTCAAACTAGAAGAAGGTTTTGTAGAAGTTCAAGATAATTATGCAACTACATCTGCTTCAGTTAGAAGTCATGCAAAGATTGTTTTAGATAGCATAGAAGCAGTTATTGAGAACAGGGCAAATATTGACCAATCATCTATGTCTATAGCTGGTAGGTCATTATCAAGAATGTCTATAGACGAACTATTAACTTTTAGAGATAGATACAAAGCTGAATATCTTAAAGAAGTTAAAATACAAAGAATTAAAAATAAACGTGGGTCAGGAAATACTATTAAAGTAAACTTTGGTAGAACCACTGGCTCTAATCCTAAGAGCTACACATAATGGCATGGTATAACAGAATATTAGGCGTTAATGAGCCTAAGAAAAAGAAAAGACAAGCATATAGAAGAAGCTATACAGGAGCTAATACTGGCAGGCTGTTTGCAGATTTTGTTACCACCTCTACAAGTGCTGATGCTGAAATAAAAGATAACATAAGAATACTTCGCGATAGAGCGAGAGAATTAGCAAGAAACGATAGCTATATTTCAAGATATCTAAACCTGATGATATCTAATGTTATCGGTAAGCATGGCATAAGAGTTAGCTCTAAAGCTAGGAACGATAATGGTTCTTTAGACATTGGAGCTAACCTGCTAATTGAAAGAGCTTGGAAAGAATGGGGTCAAGTTGGCAACTGCACAACTAATGGAAGATTATCATTCTTAGACTGCCAAAAAATATTTGTTGAATCGCTATGTAGAGATGGTGAAGTATTAATCAGGAAAATAAAAGATAGCAATTCTCCTTTTGGTTTCCAGTTACAGTTTTTAGAAGCAGACCATTTAGATGAAAATAAAAATGATGTTTATAAAGCTACTGGTAATAGAATCAAAATGGGTGTTGAAGTAGATAAGTATGACAAACCAGTTGCTTATCATTTATACAAAGACCATCCTTACGATAGAGTTTATTTAGCTCAAGCTCAACACATTAGAGTGCCTGCTGATGAGATTATCCATGCTTACCTACCTTCTAGAGCAGAACAAACTAGAGGTGTTTCTTTGGTTGCTACAGCAATGGCTAATGTGAAAATGCTTAATGGTTATTTAGAAGCTGAAATTGTTGGTGCTAGAGTTGGTGCATCTAAAATGGGTTTCTTTACCTCACCTGATGGTGATGGATATGTTGGTGATGGTGAATATGAAGATACATTCAATCCAACAATGAACGCTCAAGCTGGTGTATTTGAACAATTACCTGCTGGAATGGACTTTAAGGCATTTGACCCTAATCATCCGAATTCAGCATTTGAATCTTTTACAACTAGCGTATTAAGAAGTATCGCATCAGGTTTAAATATTTCTTATCATTCATTATCAAATGATTTAACTTCAGTTAATTATTCTTCAATAAGACAAGGTGCTTTAGAAGATAGAAGTATGTATCAGATATATCAGCAATTTGTAGTAGAACATTTTATTAATCCAGTGTTTCAATCATGGTTAGAAATGTCTATATCAACAGGTTATATTAACTTGCCTATGGGTAAATATGAAAAGTTTGCTAGGTCAATTAATTTTATACCTAGAAGTTTTGCTTGGATTGACCCATTAAAAGAAATGCAGGCTAATGTAATTGGTTTGCAAAATGGTACTTTAAGTTATTCAGATATAAGTGCTTCTTATGGAAGAGATGTAGAAGAATTATTTGAACAGCACCAAAAAGAAATAGAACTAGCTAAACAATATGATATTGAAATAGCTTATCAACCATTTGGTCAGAAATTACCTGTAGAAGCTAAGATACAAGGTGGAGAAGAGGAAGAAGATGCCTAATCCAAATGCAGGAATGAAGTCTGAAGCTCAAAAAGGTTTAGATTGGCGTGAAGAATTTGGTAGAGGTGGCACTAGAGTTGGAGCTGTAAGAGCAAGACAAATAGTAGCTGGTGAAAACTTATCTGATGATACTGTAAAAAGAATGTATAGCTTCTTCTCAAGACATGAAGTAGATAAAAAGGCAGAAGGTTTTAGTGCAGGTGAAGATGGCTATCCTTCTAATGGAAGAATTGCATGGGCACTATGGGGTGGAGATGCAGGATATACTTGGTCAAGGAGACTGGTGGAACAAATGAAAAAAGAAGAAGATAGAGCTTTACCTGATGCACTTAAACTAGGTGATTTTGTTAGTTGGAATAGTGCTGGTGGAAGAGCTAGAGGTAAAATAATTAAGATAGCAAGAGATGGGAAAATTAACATTCCTAATAGTGAATTAACTATTACTGGAACTGCAGATGACCCTGCTGCATTAATACAAGTTTATAGAAGTGGTGAGCCTACAGATATTGAAGTAGGACATAAGTTCAGCACTTTAACAAAGATTAATCCCATTAGGGATTTTAACGATTTCAATTCTAATGAATTGGAAAAACATCCTTTATTAACAAATGAAGAGGAGATATCTATGAATAAAGAAGATAGACATATCCTTAATGTTAGTGAAACTGACGATAAAGTTATTGTTGAGTTCGCAAAGCATGAGGATGTAGAACATGAAGGTGAAGAATTAGAAACAACTGAAGAAGTATCTATGACTGAATCAGATGAGGAAAGAAAAGTAATTGATATGCCTATGAAATATAGAACTATTGATTTATCTAAACATTCTTACTTTGATGAAGAAAAGAGAATAGTTCGCGTAGGTGTTTCTAGTGAAGAACCTGTAGAACGTAGTTTTGGCATGGAAGTGCTAGGACATTCTGCTGATGATATAAACATGGAGTTTATAAATTCAGGCAGAGCACCATTATTGCTTGACCATGATATGACTAAGCAAATTGGTGTAATTGAAGAATTCAAATTAGATGAGACAGCAAAAAGGACAACTGCTGTAGTTAGATTTGGTAAATCTGCTTTAGCTCGTGAAGTATTTGAAGATGTGGCTGATGGTATACGCATGAACATTTCAGTTGGCTACAGAATTGATAAACTGGAACGATACCAAGACAATGATGAGACTTACTACAAAGCTCAATGGACTCCTATGGAAGTTTCTTCTGTATCAGTCCCTGCCGACCAGTCAAGACTTGTTGGTGTTGGTCGTTCTAAACAAAAACAAATAAATAACACAAAGGTGAGAATAATGGATAACGATAAAAAACAAGATATTAATCTTGATGAAGTTAGAACTCAGACTATTGATGAAGCTAAAGCTGAATTTAAAAGAAACTCAAAAGAGATTATAGATTTAGCAGCTAGACACAATAAAAGAGATTTAGCTGACAAAGCAATTGCTGATGGCGTATCTGTAGAAGAATTCAGAGGTGTATTATTAGAAAATATTTCTAACAACACTCCTTTAGAAACTCCTTCAGAAATTGGCATGAGTAAAGAAGAAGTCAGAGACTTTAGCTTGGTAAAAGCTATAAGAGCAATGGCAAACCCTTCAGACAGAAGAGCACAAGAAGAAGCAGCATTTGAATTTGAATGTTCTGCTGAAGCTGCAAGACAGTATGGCAAAGATGCACAAGGCATTATGCTTCCTGCTGAAGTGCTAAGAAGCTGGGGTAAAAGAGACTTAAACACATCTGATGATGCAAAACTTGTAGCAGAAGATTACAGAGGAAATGACTTTATTGATGTACTTAGAAATGAGTCTTCAGTAATGCAGGCTGGAGCTACTATGCTTAGAGGATTACAAGGTAATGTTGTAATACCTAAGAAAACTGCTGGTGCATCTGCTGGATGGATTGCAACAGAAGGTTCTGCTGCATCTGAAAGTGAATTTACTTCAGGTTCAGTAACTATGTCTCCTAAAGTCATTGGTGCTTTTACTGATGTAACAAGACTCTTATTACAACAATCTTCTTTAGATGTTGAGAACTTAATCAGAGATGACCTAACAAAATCAATCGCTACTGCAATTGACTTAGGTGCTTTAGCTGGTTCAGGTTCAAGTGGTCAACCAACAGGTATTGCTAATACTTCAGGTATTAACACTACAACTTTTGCTGCTTCTAATCCAACATGGGCTGAAATAGTAGCTATGGAAAGTGCTGTTGCTAATGACAACGCATTAACTGGTTCTTTAGGTTACATCTGTAGACCTGCTGACTTTGGTACTTTAAAAACAACTGAAAAGGCTACTGGCACTGCTCAGTTTGTTGTTTCTCCTGACAATAGCATGAATGGCTATAACGTTGTCAGAAGTAACCAAGTAACAAGCGGTGATTTCTACTTTGGTAATTTTGCAGACCTATTAATTGGTATGTATGGTGGACTAGATATTACTGTTGACCCTTATGCATTATCAACTTCAGGTGGAGTAAGAATTGTTGCTCTACAAACTGTTGATGTTGCTGTAAGACATGCAGTATCTTTCTGTAAATCATCTGACTAATTAGCTGATGCTTAAATGGAATGGGGGTAGTAATACCCCCAACTTAAATATGAAAAAATATAAAATCTTAATAGATACAATGGCTGGCGGTTCTAAAGTACATGCTGGTGATATAGTTGAACTACCTGAGCATGAAGGTCATGCTTTATGTGGTTATGGCAAAGCTGAAGTTCATACAGCTAAACCTAAAGCAAAAAAAGAAGATAGAAGCGTAGGTTTAGAAACTTCAAAAGTAAAAGCTCCTAAGACTAGAGCTAAAAAATAAATCATGCCTTTAGAGAGTGCATTAGATTTTAACGCCTATGTTGATACAACAACAGGTCATGGTGTTACTGCTACTTTCTTTGAAGTCCAATCTTCATTATGGGATTTAAGACAGGGATTAATTGATACTTGGTTTGATATTGATTCAGGTGATGCCTATAGTGTTAATATCATAATAGACCAAGAATATTTCAATATAGAAGGTGGCACTGTTCCTGTTGCTGGTTATCAACCAAGAGCAATTTTGAAATCATCTGATGTTCCTTATATATCTCAAGAAGATAGATTAGTTGTTGATGCAATTACAACTGATAAAGGTAATGTACTAAAACCTAAAACTACATTTTTAGTAAAAACAGTAGAACCTGATAATACAGGTTTAGTTTCAGTGGTGTTAGAGGAGCAGTAATGTCTCAATTTAGATTAGAAACTGAATTAGATATGGCTGGATATTTAGATATTAATTTTGGTCATGGTGTTTCTGCTGTTTATACAAATAGCGGAAATTCTACAACAATTAATGTAATCCTAAATAATGAATATGTAGAACAAGAAGAGGGCATTGGTGTAGAAGCATTAAAACCAATAGCCTATTGCAGGACTATAGATGTTCCAAATATTGCATTTGGAAATACTTTAGATATATCTGCAATAAAAGATACAAATGGTAATATACTCAAAGCAGCACAAAATTATACTGTTGTTAATATACAATCAGATAGAACAGGTTTTAGTGCATTAATGTTAGAGGAAATATAATGGCAAATCACATAAGACAACAAATAAGAGAAAAGTTTGGTACTACTTTAACTGGTTTAACTACAACTGGTTCAAGAGTCTATGAGTCTAGGGTTTATCCATTAGAAACAGTACCAGCATTAGTTATCTACACTAAGTCAGAAACATCTGAACCAATAGTAATAGGTACTGATAGAGTTATGAGTAGAGAATTATCAGTAGTAGTAGAAGGATATGCAAAAGCTACTAGCAACTTTGATGATACTATTGATACAATAAGCAAAGAAGTTGAAGAAGCAATAGCAGCAGACAGAACTTTAGATGGATTAGCTAAAGACTGTTATTTAGAATCAACTGAAATAGAGTTTAATGGTGAAGGTGAGAAACCACTAGGATATGTGAGTTTGACCTTTTTAACTAATTACTATGTCAAGGAAACTAATCCTGACGTAGCAGTATAGGAGACAATTATGAAAATGATTAGTCCTGACGGGAAAGTTTCTATAAAAGCTCATCCTTCTAAGGTTGAGTCTTTATTGAATATGGGTTGGAAAGAGGAAGCAGTCCATTCGCAAGATAAAATTAAATCTTCTTCTAAGAAAAAGTCGAAAGACGAGGTAGAAAATGGCAACACATAAAGGAAGTGAAGGAACTGTAAAAGTCGGTTCTAATGCTGTAGCTGAAATTAGGTCTTATAACATTGATGAATCTGCTGATACTTTAGAAGATACTTCAATGGGTGATTCTGCTAGAACATATAAATCATCATTGACTTCTTTCTCAGGAAGTTTAGATGTATTTTGGGATGAGACTGATACTTCAGGTCAAGGTGCTTTAACCATTGGCTCAGAAGTAACACTAAATGTTTATCCTGAAGGAGATGCATCAGGTGATACTTATTACACTGGTTCAGCTATTGTTACTGGAGTTTCAAGAAGTGCATCATTTGATGGATTGGTTGAAGCTAGTATTTCAGTACAAGGCAATGGTGCTTTAACATCAACAACAGTATAAGAATATGAAACTTATAGATAAGGCTAAAGCTCATTTTGACTCATTAGATGTCAAAGAGATAGAGATACCTGAGTGGAGTGATGGAGATGAGGTTCTTAAAGTATATGCGAAGCCATTAACGCTGGCAGAAATGTCTAAATTGCAAAGATATGCAAAAGATGATGATGTAGCATTGATGGCTTATTGCTTAATATACAAAGCCTTAGATTCTGATGGTGAAAAAGTATTTGACCTATCAGATAAACATACACTTATGAATGGTGTAGACAAAGATGTACTTGCAAGAGTTGCAACTGAAATCATGTCATCACCAAGTGTAGAAGAACAAGCAAAAAAGTAGTAGAGGATAAGGACTTATTTGCTAAATATTATCTAGCTGAAATGTTGCATTGCACACTTCAGGAACTAGAAGAAAAGATGACCTTATCCGAGTTTACAGGATGGATGGCATACTTAGAGGAAAAAAATAGGCAAATAAAAAATGGCAACTGATTATAAATTAAGAATTAAAGCTCAAGACCAATCTAAAAAAGGTTTTAATTCAGTTAATAAAAACATTAACAGCACACAAAATGCTATGAAAAAATTAGCTGGTGCTTTTGCTGGTGTTTTTGCTGTAAGACAGATTGTTCAATTTGGCAATCAAGCATTACAAGTTGCTGATGATATTGGTAAACTTGCTGATTCTGTAAATGTAAGCACAACATTCTTGCAGCAATATCAATTTGCTGCTGAACAATCAGGAATAAGTACAGAAGGTTTTACTAAAGCACTAAGATTTTTTGCTAAAGGTGTTGGTGAAGCTACTATGGGCACTGGTTTAGCTAAAAGAGCTTTTGAAGAAATGGGTATTTCTTTAGAAGACGTTGATGGTAAAACAAAAAATACTGAAGATTTATTTAAAGAATTTTTCCATAGCTTAGAAGCTATAGAAGACCCATTAAAAAGAAGCGGTTTACTAGCACAAGTATTTGGCTCAAGAGTTGGTATACAAATGGCAAACCTTATTAAAGGTGGTGCTATGGCTATGGATGATTTAGCTGAGTCTGCTACTGGAATTTTTAGCCAAGAAACAATAGATAATGCAGAAGATTTTAATGACACTATGAATAGATTAAAACGAGATGTTTTGGTGCCATTACAAAGTAAATTTATTAATGTAACAAAAGCCATTCTTGATTTTTCAGAAGCTATGGGTTTGATAAAACCTGACTTGTTCACTAAAGATATTGATGAATTGAATACTATATTATTAAAACAACAAGAAACAGTTGCTAAATTGGAGAAAATGTATAAGCAAGACCCATTTAGTGAATCTAACAAAGTAGCACTGCAAGTAGCTCGAGATAATGAAGCAATAACAAGAGATTTTATTATACAAAAAGGAAAACAAGCTGACATTGAAAAAAGACTTGGGACAATAACAGATGAAAATAATGATTCACAAAATAATTTTAATAACACAATAAAAGATAGTATTGTTATTACTAAAAACTTTGCAGATACAGTAGAGGGTCAATTAACAAGTGCATTTACAAACTTTTTTGATGCAACAAATAAACAGTTTTTAGATTTTAAAGACTTGGCTACTTCAGTTGTTAGGGCAGTAATAAATGAATTGATACAAGTATTTATAGTGCAAAAATTGGTTGGCATGGCAAAAGGAAGTATTAGTGATATAGGTAATTTATTTAAAAGTGCTGGAGAAACTCCTGATTTAACAATGGGTAAATTAGGCGGAATGGGTGGCTTACCAGTTGGAGAGGGTGGTGGTTTTACTGGTAGAGGGGCAAGAGCAGGTGGTTTAGATGGTAAAGGTGGTTTTATGGCTATGCTTCATCCTAATGAAACTGTAATTGACCATACTAAAGGTCAGGGTATGGGAGCTACAGTCAACTTCAATATATCAACAGTAGATGCTGCTGGATTTGACCAGTTATTAGCATCAAGAAAAGGATTGATAACATCAATCATAAACAATGCCATGAATAATCAAGGCAAGATGGGGGTAGTATAATGTCAGGACAATTTCCAACATCTCCTAATTTTAAAAGTTTAAATTTTAAAGACAATAGACCTACTTTATTAAATCAAACACTATCAGGTAGAAAACAAGTAAGACAAATAGGTGCTCAGTATTTTTCTTTTACAGTGCAAATGCCACCCTTACAACAAGAAAAAGCTCAAGAAGTATTTGCATTTTTACAAAAACAAAAAGGTTCTTTTGAGGACTTTACTATAGTTGCACCACTAGATAACTTAGGTGCAGGCAAGTCAGAAACAGATATCCAAGTAGTTGGAGCACATACATCAGGAGATGCTTCTATAGCCTTAGATGGCTTTACAGCTAGTCAGACAGGTGCTTTAAAGGCTGGAGATTTAATTAAGTTTGCTAATCATAGTAAAGTTTATATGATTCAATCAGATATTGATTCTAATGGTAGTGGAGCATTAACTGTTCTAATATCACCAAACTTAGTAGCATCTCTAGCAGATAATGAAGCTGTTACTGTAAACAAACCTAGCTTTACTGTTTATTTAGAAAACAATGAGATTATGTACTCAACAGATGCTAGTGGGTTTTACAGTATTTCATTTGATGTTAGAGAGGTTATAACCTAATGCCTAGAAGTCTATCTACTGATTTACAAACTCAAGTATCATCAACAGCAACTAAGACAGCTTTTCTAGTTGAGCTTAATTTATCATCTACTATCAGATTAACTGATTGGTATTCTAATGTTACCTATGATTCTAATAGCTATGAAGCTGGTGGTTCTTTTTTAACAGTTGATTCAACAACTGAAACAGGTCAATTACAAGTAGATGAAATAAATTTAGGATTTTCTAATATTACTGACCAAGTTAGGTCTTTAGTTCAAGATGGTTCTTTTACTGATAAAACAGTAGAGGTATATATTGCTTATTTTGATACTAATGACAGCATTGTGGGTGCTATTAATTATTTTACAGGTCAAATTAGAAATGTAGCAATATCTGAGAATATAGACACATCTGCTTTAAGCATGACTGTTGCATCACATTGGGCAAATTGGAATTTAACAAAAGGCAGACATTATTCAGATGAATCTCAACAATCATTTAGCTCAGGTGATAAGGGATTGGAATATGCTACTCAAGTTAAATCAGATGTTAGGTGGGGTGCATAATGGCTAATCCATTTGTAACATTTTTTAATTGGATTGCTACAACTTGGAAAGCAGCAGATGCTATTGGAAAAATAAATATGATATTTAATGCTGTTACTGTAGCAGTAGGTGTTAAAGGATATTTACAAGCAAGACAAATGCAGCAACAAGGTCAATCTATATTGGCTAATAAAACTTCTGCTGGTGGTAAGATTCCTGTTATATATGGAACTAGAAGAGTTGGTGCTCAGATTATTTATATGGATGTATCAAGCAATAATTCAAGAGATTTATATGTAGTCTATGCTTTATCAGTTGGCGAATGTGATGAAA